CGACTACTGGCAGAACGTGACCGAAGGATTTGCTGTCGTAGTGGTTCTCGACAATACGCGCGATGAGCGCGGTCAGGCGGCCGGTTATGACGCCGTGCATGATGTGCGGCAGCAAATCTGGAAGGCGTTGCTGGGCTGGGAGCCGGACGCCGACGCGGGCCCGGTGGCTTACTCCGGTGGCCAGCTTCTGGACATGGACCGGGGGCGCCTCTACTACCAGTTCGAATTTATGCTGACCCGAGAAATTACCGAAGAGGATACGCGCCAGCAGGATGACCTGAATGCCCTGGATGAGCTGAAAACGGTCGAAATCGACTTTGATTATATCGACCCGGGCAATGGTCCTGAGGGCATCATCGAACACCACACCAAAATCAACCTCAGCGAGTAAACCATGCAAATCAAACCCAAGCGCGGGCGGTCTGTTCCAGACCCTGCCCGGGGCGATCTGCTGCCTTCAGAGGGCCGGAACGTCGAAGAAAGCAGCTACTGGCTCCGCCGCCTTGCGGTCGGGGATGTTGAGAAAGTCGCCACGGAAGAGAAGAAAGCCGTGGCAGACACAAAAAAACAAGGCGGTGAGTAATGTCTGTCAGCTACCCGAACATTCCGTCAAACCTTCGCGTGCCGCTCTTCTGGGCAGAAATGGACAACAGCGAAGCGAATACAACCCAAGACAGCGGCCCGTCACTTCTGATTGGCTCTGCATCAACTGGCAGCACCATCGCTAAAAATCAGCTTACGATCATGCCTTCAGAAGCGCTGGCAGGAAAGGTAGCAGGACGGGGCAGCCAGCTAGCCCGAATGGTAGCGAAATATCGCGCTATTGACCCGTTTGGCGAGCTGTGGGTAATCGCAGTTGATGAACCTGAAGGTGATGCCGCTACGGGCAAGTTAACTGTCACTGGCAATGCTCAGGCATCAGGCACGATAAGCCTTTATATCGGTGCAACACGTATTCAGGCAGCCGTGGTGACCGGTGACACGCCGGTGACGGTTGCTACTGCTCTTACCGCAGCGATCAATGCCAATGCTGACCTTCCCGTAACGGCAAGCGCTGCGGCTGGTGTTGTCACTCTTACTGCTCGCCATAAAGGTCTTACCGGTAACGATATTCCACTGCTGATGAACTATTACGGCACTATTGGCAGTGAAAATACGCCAGATGGCGTTAACGTTGCCATCACCCCCATGGCGGGTGGTACCGGCGCACCTGACCTTTCAGACACCGTGGCCGCAATGGGTGATGAACCGTTTGATTTTATCGGCACCCCATTTAGCGACTCGGCCTCACTGGCAACTATCGCGCTGGAGATGAACGACTCTTCTGGCCGCTGGAGTTATGCGCGACAGCTGTATGGCCACGTCTACACGGCCAAGATTGGCACACTGTCAGACCTGGTTGCTTTCGGCGACACGCTGAACAACCAGCACATTACTGTGGCCGGTTATGAAACTGGTGTTCAGACAGCGGCAGATGAACTGGTGGCGCTGAGAACTGCGCGTAACGCGGTATTCATCCGCAATGATCCGGCACGCCCGACCCAGACCGGCGAGCTGACCGGCGCTCTGCCGGCACTGGCAGGCAGTCGCTTCACGCTGACTGAGCAGCAGTCTCTGCTGATGCATGGGATCGCCACGGCTTACAGTGAAGGCGGCGTGCTGCGCATTCAGCGTGACATCACCACCCATAAGCAGAATGCCTATGGAGTGGCTGATAACAGCTACCTGGACAGCGAAACGCTGCATACCAGCGCCTACGTTATCCGTCAGCTGAAAAGCATCATCACCAGTAAGTACCCGCGGCATAAGCTGGCGAATGACGGTACGCGCTTCGGTCCGGGGCAGGCCATCGTGACGCCTGCCGTTCTGAAAGGTGAAATGTGCGCCAGCTACCGCACCATGGAGCGGGCGGGCATTGTGGAGAACTTCGAACTCTTCAAACAGCATCTGGTGGTTGAGCGAAACGTCATCGATCCGACCCGTGTGGATGTCCTGTTCCCGCCGGATTACGTCAACCAGCTGCGCGTCTTTGCGCTGCTTAATCAGTTCCGTCTGCAATACAGCGAGGAGACCGCGTAATGGCTAAGATTGCGGGTACCTGTTATTTCAAGATTGATGGTCTGCAACTTTCGCTGACCGGCGGCATCGAGGTGCCGATGAACACTCGGGTCAATGATGATGTTATTGGCCTGGATGGCTCGGTGGATCGCAAAGAAACCCACCGCGCACCCTATACCAAGGGAACTCTGAAAGTGCCTAAAGATTTCCCCGTCGATAAAATCACCAATTCTGACAACATGACTATCACGTCTGAGCTGGCAAATGGTCAGGTCTATGTGCTGTCAGAAGCGTGGCTTTTCGGTGAGGCCAACCATAACGCCGAAGAGGGTACAGTTGATGTTGAATTCCACGGCTCAGAAGGATTCTACCAGTGAGTGAACTGCAACTTTCAAAACCTATAACAGCACACGGTGAAACTCTTCATGTGCTGGAGCTGCGTGAACCATCATTTGATGAGATTGAGCAGAATGGCTTTCCGTTCACAATCGGCAGCGAAGGAAATATCAAAATCGATAGCTCAGTGTCCCTTCGGTATATTCCCGTTTTGGCCGGGATTCCTCGCTCATCTGCCAGTCAGATGGCGAAGATTGATATTTTCAAAGCGTCGATGACGATCCTCGGTTTTTTTACCGGCTCGGGAGCGGGCGAAACCTCCGCCGGCGACTCTACAACGTCGCCCACTTCTGGCGAATAAACCCTCTCGAACTGAAGCGGTCAGCTCTTTCTGATTTTCTGGAGCTTGAAGAGGAAGCAGTAAGAATAAGCGAGGAAACGAAGAATGGCTGACAGCTTTCAGTTAAAGGCCATCATTACGGCTGTTGACCAGCTCACCGGCCCAATGAAAGGGATGCAGCGCCAGCTGAAGGGGTTTCAGAAGGAATTCTCATCGCTGGCTGTTGGAGCAACTGCTATCGGCGCATCCATCCTGGGTGCGCTGGCTATCCCTGTAAATGAGGCCATTAAGTTCGAATCAACAATGGCCGATATCCGCAAGGTCGTTGACGGTCTGGATAACGCTGACGCTTTCAGGAAAATGAGCCAAGACGTTATTGACCTGTCAACAAAACTGCCGATCACGGCAGACGGTATCGGTCAGATTGTTGCCGCAGCAGGTCAGGCCGGCATCGCCCGAAGTGAGCTTGTCGGGTTTGCAGAAGATGCAGCCAAAATGGGTATTGCGTTTGATCAGACTGCGGAAGAGTCCGGTCAGATGATGGCGACATGGCGAACCGCTTTCAAAATGACGCAGAAAGAAGTTGTTGGACTGACGGACAAAGTGAACTACCTCGGAAATACCGGTCCTGCCAGCGCAGCTAAAATCTCTGAAATAGTCACCAGCGTGGGCTCGCTCGCGGCGGTAAACCACGTTTCAACTGGAAATCTTGCCGCGCTGGGTGCAACCATCGCAGGGATGGGTGTCCAGTCTGAAGTAGCTAGTACCGGCATTCAAAACTTCATGCTTTCGCTCTCCAATGCCAATACCGGTAATGCTAAAAAGGTCCTGAAAAAAATCGGGATGACGCCTAAGTCTCTCGCCAGTGGCATGGTGAAGGACTCTAAGGAAACCATGCTTAAGGTATTGGAGGGGATTAAAAACCTTCCTGAAGAAAGCAAATCAAAAGCACTCGAATGGCTGTTCGGTCGGGAGTCTATAAAGGCTATTGCTCCGCTTCTTAACAATCTCGACCTGCTTCGCAAAAACTTCGGTAAGGTTGCTGATGCACAGCAGTATGCTGGCTCAATGCAGAAAGAGTATGACTCCCGCGCAGATACTACCGAAAACAAACTAACGCTGATGCAGAATGGCATAACTGCTGTAAGCCTAGCGCTGGGTGATGCTCTCACGCCACAACTCAAGCAGGGCGTTGTAGCACTCATGCCCTATATAAAGCAGACAGAAAAGTTTGTCAGGGATAATCCTGAGTTGGTCAGGTCAGTTGCGAAATTTGCTATTTCTTTAGTTGGCGTTGGGGTCGCGGTTGGTGCCGTTTCGCAGTCTTTCAGAGTGCTTAATATGGTAATGAACCTGTCGCCTGCCAAACTGGCTATCTCTGCGCTTGCTGCCGGTGCCATGCTGATAATTAACAACTGGGATCAGGTCGGGCCAGTTGTTAAGCAGGTCTGGACTGAAATAGATAATGTCGCTAAGAAAATGGGGGGGTGGCAGACAGTAATCGAAGGTATCGGAGTTGTGATGGCAGGGTCCTTCGCAATCAAAACTATTGGCTCTCTGCAGCAGGCTGTAACTCTCGCAGGGTCGCTATCAGGGTTATTGGCTCAAATCAGCCGCTTTGGCGCCATGACCATTACGATTGGCATAGCAGTCTCACTACTTAAGCAGTTACAGGATTTGGATAAGCAGGCTACAAATCAGGGCGTAAGCACGGGCGAGTTTCTGGTAAACAAAATGAAATCACAGGAACGGGAGCGGGGCTATAATGGTTTCATTCCGAGGCTTCGTGAAATTCTGGGAATGGATAATCCTATCCCTGAAGGACGGTACGATCCAAAAGTTGGCCTTGACCGCCCATCCTCTGCTGGTCGACCGCAGACGGGAGAGTTGAAGGTTAATTTTGAGAATGCGCCGCAGGGCATGCGGGTTGCTACTCCAGCAGGCAATGCGACTCCATGGCTTAGTTATGACGTTGGTTATAATCGTTTTAGCGGTAACAATTAATTCTGATGAATATTGATGTGGTATAAATACGGATATACATAACTATTTATTGGCGATAAGCATGAAAAAAGTAGCTATAGCTCTGATTTTATCAGCTCTAACAACCTCTGCGCTTGCAAAAGATAATAAATTAGCCACGGATTTTGTTAATAAAATCAAATCCTCGGTGGATAGCAATGAGCCAGTTTCAATATCAGTGGAACTGTCTTGCTTAGCTCCATCCGCGAGCGGCAGGCTTATTGTAACCAAGCCGTCTTATACAATCGGCGAGAGCGTTGGGACGTATCTATTTGAAAGCGGCTCACCGAAAAACGCTGACCTGAGCTGGCTTACATTTGAACATCCTAATGACGACTGGGATTCAAAAGAGGTTAGTGGCGTTAATTTCGGGCTTACCATGCCTGGCGGCCAGTTTTTTATCACCATTATGAAAAGTGGTAAAGTAAAAGCTGGCGTTAGTTCAAATGCTAAAAGCGGCATCCATGAAGTTGAGTGCGTAGCTTCAGAACCCAAATAACCCAAGCTTATTTTCAAAGCAACCCGCTCCGGCGGGTTTTTTTACGCCCGGAGTAAGCCATGAGCTGGAAAGATAATCTGCAGGATGCCTCGCTGCGTGGCATTGCGTTTAAGGTTGACAGTGATGAGGCAACCTTTGGCCGCCGCGTTCAGGTGCATGAATACCCCAATCGTGATAAGCCGTGGGCGGAAGATTTAGGAAGGGCAACGCGGC